TGAAGAATTACTTGTTAGATCAAGAGGAACTATTACACAATTAATTAATAGTGCTGTAAATGAAAGAGGGAGTAAAAACTTAATCTAATGTCTGGTGCTTTTCCAATATCTTCTGCTAAATTTGGAACTTTAGGAATAAAGTCAATTCAAAATACTATTATCTCAAAAACTGTTTCAGGTAAGAAACTTGCAAGACAAATAGACAATCAAAGATGGGCATTTTCAGTTCAAATTATTACAGCTAAAAGATCAGATGTTTATGGAGAGTTAATGGCTTTTATAATTAAACAAAGATCAGGCAAAGAAAACTTTACAATTATCCCACCAGAAGTAGAAGATGCTAGAGGCACAGCTAGTGGTACTCCACATGGTACAGCAAGTGCTGGAGATACTTCAATTACATTAGGTGGTACAGGTACAGGCACATTAAAAGCTGGAGATATGATTAAATTTGCTAATCATTCTAAAGTTTATATGGTCGTTGCAGATCAATCAGATATTTCAACAGGAACTTTAACAATAGAGCCACCTTTAACAACAGCAGTTTCTTCTTCAGATATTCAATATGATAATGTTCCATTCACAGTACACTTAACAAATGATGTTCAAGAATTTGGTGTATCTGGTGCAGATAAAGATGGTAATTTATATTATGAGTATCAATTTGATGTTGAAGAATCCTTATAGATGAAATACAAAGTAAAATATTGGATTAGTGTTGATTTTTTAGCAGAAGAAATAATAGAAGCTGATGATTTTAATGCTCAATCCTTGAATCAAGGAAAGTATAGTGAACCATCTAAAAATGCCACTTATACTGTCAATGATGCAATAAAAATTAATAGAAGAACATTTGAGGAATATGACGAGAAGCCTAACAACAGCGATAAAGAACGAACTAGCAACAAATGATATTAGACCAATCCATCTTATCACTATTGGGTTCGCTACTCCTATTAACATTACTGATTGTTCATTTCCATTAACATCATCAGTATCAGGCTCATCAGTTACTTATTCTTCTAGTGATTTTATATTAGGTGTATCTAATCATACAGAAGAAACAGATATTACGAAATCAAGTGTAAATATTAATTTATCAGGTGCAGATCAAACTTTTATATCAGTAGTTTTAAATGAGAATGTCATTAATGATTCTGTTACTATTTTTAGAGGATTATTAGCAGATGATAACACAATAGTTGATGACCCTTTTTTACTTTATAAAGGCAGTATAGAAAATTTTGAAATACAAGAAAAAGATACAACAAGCACATTATCGTTTTCTATCGTATCTCATTGGGCAGACTTTGATAAAAAGAATGGTCGTAAAACAAACAATACTTCTCAACAAAGATTCTTTAGTACAGATGTTGGAATGGATTTTAGTTCTGAAACAGCACAAGATATTAAATGGGGTAGAGAGTAATGCAAGATATTATTTCATTATATAGAAACTATCCAAAATACGATAATTTACATGATCTTGATTTACAACATCACATTAAACCAAGTATATTTTTAAACCAATATAAAAAACATTATCACAACGATAAATTAATTGGTTTTACTAATTGGGCTTATCTATCTGATTATGCTTTTAATCATTTTAAAAAAACAGCTATTATAAATTACAAAGAATGGAACTCTGGAGATCATTTAGTATTTGTAGAATTTATTGCTACTAAGAATGTTAGAAATATTTTTAAATGGTGTATTAATATGGCTAATAAATTTAAAGGTATTAAAGATAATTTTACTTGGTTAAGAGTAGAAGATAATCAAATTAAAAGAATGGTAGTTAAGGATATATAATGGGTGGTGTAGTAAAAAGTGTAGTCAATGTTGGTAAAAAAGCAGTTGGTGCTTTAAGTGGTTACATAGGTGGTGGAAACCCTTTAGTATCTTTAGGTGTATCTTTATTTTTAGGTTGGGCATTAAGACCAAAGACTCCTGAAATTCCTGATTTTGGAACTAACGAATTTGATGATTTTGAAAAAGGTATATTAGTTAATAAACAATCTAATGACGCAAACATTCCTGTTATATATGGAGAAAGACTTACAGGAGGAACTAGGGTATTTATAGAAACTTCTGGAACAGATAATACTTATCTTTATATGGCTATCGTTATGGCAGAAGGAGAGATAAACGATATAGAAGAAATAAGAGTAGATGACAAAGTAGTTACTTGGGCAAGTGCATTATCAGATGGAACAGAAGTAGAAGTTAATAGTTCTGATTCTAATTTTTATAAAGACTCAACAAGTTTAATTAGAGTAGAGCCACATTATGGAACTGATGGTCAATCAGCATCTAGTTTATTATCAACATTATCATCTTGGGGAAGTAATCATAAATTATCTGGTCTTTGTTATCTTGCAATTAGATTCAAATGGAATCAAGACGCATTTACAGGTATTCCAAAAGTACAAGCTAAAATTCAAGGTAAAAAAGTTAAAACATATAATGCAAGTTTAGTTGAACAAACTGCAAGTTATCAAACTAATCCAGCATGGTGTTTATTAGATTATTTAACTAATGCTAGATATGGAAAAGGATTAGCAGTAACTGAAATAGATTTACAATCTTTTTATGATGCTTCATTAATTTGTGAAACACAAGTTACACCATATTCTGGTGGTAGTGATATAAACATATTTGATATTAATACTGCAATAGATACATCAAGAAGTATTTTAGATAATGTTAGAGAGTTCTTAAAAGGTTGCAGAGGTTATTTACCATATAATGCTGGTAAGTATAATTTAATTATTGAAACAACAGGCACAGCATCAATTACTTTAACAGAAGATAATATTATAGGTGGTTATTCATTATCTACTCCAACAAAAAATGACAGATATAATAGAGTTATAGTTGGATTTGTAAATCCTGATAGAAATTATCAAGTTGATGAAGTTCAATTTCCACCAATAGATGATTCAGGATTACCAAGTGCAGACCAACACGCAACAATGAAAACTGCTGACGGTGGATTCTTGCTAGAAGGTAGATTTACATTCTCTACATTAACTTCACAATACCAAGCAGAAGAAATGGCAGAAATAATACTTAGACGTAGTAGAGAAGCATTATCTTTAGGTATCAATGTTGATTTTAATGGTTATGATTTAGCGATAGGAGATATAGTTAATATTACACATTCTAGTATTGGTTTTGATGCTAAACCTTTTAGAGTTTTAGGAATTACTTTTAATAGAGATTTAACAGTAGGTTTATCATTAGTAGAATACCAAGCTAGTCACTATACATGGGCTACTAAAGTACAAGCAACAACAGTACCAACTACTAATTTACCTAATCCATTTAATGTTCAACCACCAGCAAGTGTAACACTAGATGACCAATTAATTGAATACAATGATGGAACAGTTATTGTAGCTTTAGATGTTACTATTGGTGCAAGTCCAGATAGCTTTGTAGATTTTTACCAAGTAGAATATAAATTAAGTTCAGATTCAGATTATATTATTTACGCACAAGGTTCAGGATTAAATCACAGAGTCTTAAACGTAATTGACCAACAAACTTATGACGTAAGAGTTAAAGCTGTAAATAGTTTTGGTGTATCATCAACTTATGTAACAGCACAAAGAACAATAATTGGTGCTATTGAACCACCATCTGATATTGAAGATTTTTCTTGTAATATTATTAATGGAGAAGCACATTTATCTTGGGAACAAATACCAGACTTAGACCTTGCTTATTATCAAATTAGATATTCAACATTAACAAGTGGTGCAACTTGGCAGAACTCGGTATCTTTAGTTGAAAAAGTATCAAGACCAGCAACATCAATTACAGTTCCTGCTCGTGTTGGAACTTACCTTATAAAAGCTATTGATAAGTTAGGAAATTTCTCAATTAATGAAACTATTATTGCAACTAATGTAGCAACGATTGGTAATTTTAATGCTATTACCACACAATCAGAACACCCTACATTTTCTGGTACAAAAACAAATTTAACATTATCTGATAATGCTGTCCGATTAACTAGTTTAGCTTCTGATGGAATTTATGATTTTGCAAGTGTTATTGATATAGGTGCAGTTCACACATCAAGGGTTACAGCAACTCTTGCACAATTTGCAGAAAACCCAAGTGAATTATTTGATTCTGAAAGTGGATTGTTTGATGCTAAATCAGGTTCTTTTGATGGTAATTCTCCAAGTAACTCAAATGCTCATTTAGAAATAGCTGTGAGTGATGATAATGTTACTTATACTGCTTTTAAAAATTTTGTAATTGGGGATTATACTTTTAGATATGCTAAGTTTAGATTATTTTTAACTTCAAGAGATGGAGTAACAACACCTGTAGTAAATCAAGCAACAGTAACGATTGATATGCCTGATAGAATATTTAGTGGAAATGACATAGTATCAGGAACATCAGCTAAAACTGTAACATTTACATTACCATTTAAAACTGTTAATTATGCAGTTGGAATTACAGGAGAAGATATGGCTACAGG